ACAGTTAGTTATCAAAACCTTGGTTGATGTAGCTATATCCCCTGACACAAAAGACAGCGTTAAGGTTCAAGCGGTTAAGGTGCTCGGCACTGTGGTCGAGGTCGGTGCCTTCCTGGAGAGGCGTGAGGTTATCAATACCAATAGCAGCACTCAGGCAAAGGCTCAGCTACTAGAACAACTCAGGGCAATAATGAAGGGCAACGCAGTGGATGCAATAGAGGTAGACGCTGACAGCTTGCTAGCAGAACTGACCCCTGAACCGCTGGAAACGCTGCCAGCCGACACCCACCCAGAGCCCACCACCCGAACTGACGAAGCGGAGTCCCAAGTCCTCAAACATACTATTCCACTCAAACGAACTCAAAAATTTGCCAGTGATAAACAAACCCCCATACAGGAAGACCCCCCCCATGAAAAGTTTGAATAAGGGGGTGGGGGGTACCAAAAAAATTTTTAACAAGCGGATGATTCCACGGCCTAGTGATATGACGTATGAGGAGTGTATGGAGATAGAGATGAGTCCTATGCAGAACGAAGTTTTTTTAGTGATTGATGAGTGGTGGAAGAAGTACCACTATGCACCCACGTTGAGGGATATTGCGTATATACGTGGAAAGATGGGTCTGGCAAATACGAAAAGGTTAGTAGACAGGTTAGTAGACCTTGGTGTTGTGAAGAAGATAGAGAAGAGAGGTAGGACGGTCAGGCCTGTGTATATTAGGTTCAGGGACTTGGAATGATGCGTTGTAAGAATACTGTAAGGTGGAAACGTTACCACCTTACGCAAAACTTACGTAAGGATGTTGTAAGGTGGTAACGTTTCCACCGAAACTTACAAGGAAGATATGAAGCTTGAGCAGTTGATTGATAAATTGGAGCCGCATGAGTATGAGAAGTTCATGGCTCAGGTGATGGAGTATCGCGGTGCTGTGGAAAGAGAAAAGGCTCAAGATGGGTTTATGAATTATGTGAAGATGATGTGGCCTGGATTTGTGAGTGGGAGACATCATGCTTTGATGGCTAAGAAATTTGAAGACATTGCCAGCGGGAAAATTAAGCGGGCTATTATTAATATGCCGCCTCGGCACACTAAGTCGGAGTTTGCTTCTTATCTACTACCGTCTTGGTTCCTGGGGAAGTTCCCTAATAAGAAGGTCATTCAGTGTTCTAACACGGCGGATCTAGCTGTTGGCTTTGGCCGTAAGGTTAGAAACCTTGTCGGCTCAGAACAGTATGCAAAAGTGTTTCCGAACGTAGCATTGAGACAAGACAGTAAAGCAGCAGGTAGGTGGGCCACCAATGGAGGAGGTGAGTATTTCGCTATTGGCGTTGGGGGAACGGTAACGGGTAAGGGCGCGGATCTATTGATTATTGATGATCCGCACTCGGAACAAGAGGCTGCTTTAGCGGCTGGGGATCCGTCTGTTTACGATAAGGTATATGAGTGGTACACCTCTGGCCCTCGGCAACGTTTACAACCTGGGGGGTCTATTGTAATAGTGATGACCCGCTGGGGGGATAGAGATCTAACTGGTAGAGTCATTAAGGATGCAGCAGGTAGAGATAAGGGTGAGGAGTGGGAGATCATTGAGTTGCCTGCTATCATGCCGTCAGGAAAACCTCTGTGGCCTGAGTTCTGGAGTTTTGAAGAGCTGTCTGCTCTAAGGGAGGAACTTCCGGCTGCTAAGTGGAACGCCCAGTATCAGCAGAACCCAACGGGCGAAGAGGGTGCAATTGTTAAACGGGAATGGTGGAAGAGATGGACAAAAGAGGATCCACCTGTTTGTCAATTTATTATTCAGAGTTGGGACACGGCGTTTACGAAGAATGAGCGAAGTGACTATTCGGCGTGTACGACTTGGGGTGTGTTTTATTTGAATGAGAATTCTGACGATGCGAACATTATTTTGCTGGATGCGTTTAAGAAGCGAATGGAGTTTCCTGAGTTGAAGGAAAAGGCCCATCAGAATTACACGTACTGGGAGCCAGATGCGTTTGTAATTGAAGCGAAAGCAGCGGGTAGCCCGTTGATATTTGAGTTGAGACAGATGGGGATTGTGGTCAGTGAATACACGCCCAGTAGAGGTAACGACAAGTTTGTGCGGATCAATTCAGTTGCTGATTTATTTAGTTCGGGTAAAGTGTGGGCACCTGAGACAAGATGGGCTGACGAATTGATTGAAGAGATGGCGGCGTTTCCAAATGCGCCCAATGATGACTTGGTGGATTCTTCTACTCAAGCATTGATCAGGTTCCGCCAAGGTGGGTTTTTAAGGCTGGCTTCCGATGAACGGGAAGAGCTTAGAAGCTTTCGCAGAAAACACGCTTACTATTGAGGTTTAAATGGACATTGCAAAATCACTCTATGCTGCTCCCCAGGGTCTTGAGGCATTAGATATGCCGGACATGGAGATTGAAATTGAAAACCCAGATGCTGTTACCGTAGGTATTGATGGGATTGAAATTTCTTTGGAGCCCGAACGTGAGGAAAAAGAGGGTGAGGAATTTGACTCTAATCTGGCTGAATTCATGGATGAGGGTGAGCTAGAAAAAGTCGGGGCAGATATTGTAGATATGGTCGAGGCGGACATTAACTCCCGAAAAGATTGGGTGGAGATGCTTGTCAAGGGCTTGGAAGTTTTGGGCATGAAGTATGAAGAAAGAACAGAGCCTTGGAATGGGGCTTGTGGTGTTTTCTCTACTATCCTGACCGAAGCGGCTGTAAGGTTCCAGAGTGAAACAATCATTGAAACGTTTCCAGCACAGGGGCCGGTCAAGACAGAAATTATCGGAGCAATCAGTAAGCTAAAAGAAGATGCTGCCGAGCGCGTGCGCACTGATATGAATTATCAGTTGACTGAGGCGATGCCTGAGTACCGCCCTGAACATGAAAGAATGTTGTTTAACTTAGGGCTAAGTGGATCGGCTTTTAAGAAAGTCTACTTTGATCCGGCCCTGGGAAGACAGACCTCTATATATATACCTGCGGAAGATGTGATCATTCCTTACGGGTCTAGTGGAGCTAGAACGGCTGAGCGTGTGACGCACGTTATGCGCAAGACAAAGAACGATATACGCAAATTACAAGCGGCAGGATTCTATAGAGATGTGGATCTAGGGGATCCTGTTGCTATACATACTGACGTAGAGAAAAAGAAAGCCGAGGAGCAAGGCTACTCTTTGACTGACGATGATCGGTATCAGATTTATGAAGTGCAGATCGATTACGAAATGCCTGGGTATGAAGATGAAGATGAAATCGCATTACCTTACATTGTGTCGATAGATGCCGGGACGGGTAAGGTTTTGTCGATCTATCGTAACTACGATGAAGAAGACGTAATGCGTTTGAAGCGTCAGCACATGGTTCAGTATGACTACGTTCCTGGGTTTGGTGCTTATGGATTTGGCTACATACATTTGATTGGCGGATATGCACGGGCTGGTACATCGCTGATTCGTCAGTTGATCGATGCTGGTACGTTGAGCAATCTACCCGGCGGATTGAAGTCGCGTGGTTTACGAGTGAAAGGTGACGATACACCGATCTCTCCTGGCGAGTTCAGGGATGTAGACGTTCCTAGCGGGTCGATTAAAGATAACATCATGGCTCTTCCTTATAAGGAACCGAGTCAAGTATTGGCTGGTTTGTTAGAGCGCATTACTGATGAGGGTCGTAGATTGGGATCTATTGCTGACATGAAGGTCAGTGATATGAGCGCAAATGCTCCTGTGGGTACTACGCTGGCTTTGCTTGAGAGGCAGTTAAAAACGATGTCTGCTGTGCAGGCCCGTGTGCATTTCTCAATGAAGCAGGAATTCAAAATCCTGAAGAGCATTATCCGTGACTATGCTCCGAAAGAGTATGAGTACGATCCTGAGAGCGGGAACCGTAAAGCCAAGCAAGAAGACTATGACATGGTGGAAGTAATTCCAGTGTCAGACCCTAACTCTGCAACGATGGCCCAGCGGATCATGCAGTATCAGGCGATCATTCAGTTGTCGCAGCAGGCTCCACAGATTTATAACTTGCCCCAGTTGCACCGTCAAATGATTGAAGTGCTGGGAGTGAAGAATGCAGACAAGCTAGTTCCCACTAAGGATGATCAGAAGCCACGAGATCCGATCAGTGAAAACATGGCTTTCTTGAGAGGCGAACCCACCAAGGCGTTTATCTATCAAGACCAAGATGCTCACATCATGGCGCATCAATCATTTATGCAAGATCCAATGATTGCAGCGACTATTGGTCAGAACCCAATGGCCCAGCAGATGCAAGCTGCGATCATGGCGCACATAGCAGAACACTTGGCATTCAAATATCGCAAGGATGTTGAAGAACAAGTTGGCGTTCCTCTGCCTAATCCAGATGCTGATTTGCCGGAAGATGTTGAAGTGCAGTTGTCCCGTTTGGTGGCTCAAGGCTCACAGCAGCTTATGCAGGCCAACCAAGCCAAGGGTCAGCAGCAGCAAGCTGAGCAAGCTGCACAAGATCCTTTGATTCAAATTCAACAAGCCGAGTTGGAGATTAAGAAGGCCGATGTGCAACGCAAGACGCAGAAGGATCAGATTGATTCACAGATCTCTATGGAGAAGTTGCAGCTTGAGAAGCAGAGAATTGATGGCGACATTGCCAAAGAGATGAAACGTATCCAATCCCAGGAATTGCAAGCCAAGGCACGCATTGAATCAGACATGGTTATTCGGCAATTGGAGTCAATGAAGGGTAAAGAGTAATGGATGTAAAACTGGCAGATGTTTTGAACAAGAAGATTCAAGAACACATAAATCAACATCTAGGAGTGCTGAGTGATGGCGTAGCTAAAGACTACGCTCATTACAAAGAGCTGTGCGGAGCAATCCGAGGTCTGCAAACCGCACAGATGGAAATCAATGACCTTGTGCGGAAACTAAAGGATGATGATGATGACTGAGTTTGATGTTCAAGCCGTAGATTTGTCGGGCATTTTGAATGCTTCGGCGGATGAAAAGGCGAAACAGGTGCCAGATCCAGCTACATACCACTTGTTATGTGTCCTACCTGAC